CCTCAACACCTATGAGGTGGATGCGACCGACGCCAGCAACAAGGCGATCGACTACGCAAAGTCGAACGGCGAGCAGGTCGTGCTCACCGCCGGCGCCTTCATGATCGGCGGTTCCATCAACATCGAGGGCAACGGCACGGTGCTGCGCGGGCGCGGCCAGAAGCTGTCCACCATCCTGAAGAGCCCGAGCGCCGGCAACGACATCATCACCTTCCAGGCCGGCATTTCCGGCGTGCAGCTGGAGGGTCTCGACATCGACCGGGCCGTGGCGGCCAGCGCCGGCGCGCATGGCATCCGCGTGCCAAATGCCTTTATCGACTGCATCCTGCGGGACATTCGCGTCCGGCACAGCGACGTCGGCGTGCTGCTCGGCCCCACCGCCTTCGGCAAGGTCATCAACCTCTGGTGCTCGGAGAACTTGAGCCACGGCGTGCTGCAGACCAACGCGGACGGCGCGATCGGCTCGCAGTGGTATTCGTCCGACTGCTACATGGGCAACAACGGCGGCTGGGGCTGGCTGCAGCAGCCGGATGCGGCGGCCGTCGGCAGCATGGCCGCCGGCGAACATTCCGACCTGAAGACCTTCGGCAACGACCTCGGCGGCTTTGCGGCCATCGGCCGGGCCGATGCCCCGATCGCCGCCGTTCGCATCAAGGGCCAGAACTTCTCCGGCCAGAACGGCGGCCCCTCCTACTATCTCGACACCTACGGCACCAACCACGAGCTGCATGGCCTGCATGCCGAGGAAGACGGCACGATCGCCACCGGCCCCACCAATTCGACGCCCGCCACCTGGGAGGCCCATGGCCTGCACCTGACCGCCAACAACGGCGACGTGCACCTCGAGGGCAGCCTGATCAACGGCCATGCCTGGTCCGGCATCTACTCCGAGACGCCGCGCCTGCACGTCGACGGCGTCGTGACCAAGAACAACGGCCGCGCCGAGGATGTCGGCCACGCCTATCAGTCCGGTGCGCATATCGCCGCCGGCACACTCATCGGCCACATCTCGACCGCTGGCTCGTCGGACCCGGCGCAGAAGTGGGGCGTCACCTTCGCCGCCGACAACGACCACCACCTGGACGGCCACAACCTCACCGGCAACACCACCGCGCCGATCGCGGCGTCGGTCGCCCTGACCAAGCTGCTGCTGTCCGGCGGATCGCCGGCCGAGGTGCGCTGCACCGACGTGGATGCGCCCGACTTCATCCTCTCGCCCGTCTCCGGCAACCCCTATCCGGCCGGGACGCTGACCAACCAGGTGACGCTCTACATCACGCCGGCCGGTCGCGGCCGCAAGCTGCCGCTGTTCAACGGCGTGAACTGGTCCAGCCACAACGCCTCCGAATTCGCGTACACGATCAACGAGAGCGCGATCAGCCCCTCGGCGGCGGGCGTCAACGAGAACCGCGACGTCTTCGCCTTCTATGACCGCGCCACCTTGGCGCCGAAGGGCTCCAAGGGCTTCGCCTGGGCCTCGGCCACCTCGCGCGGCACCGGCCCGGGCACGACGGAGCTGGAGCTGTTCAACGGTTTCTGGGTGAACAAATACGACATCACGAACGCCGCGGCGGCGGTGACGATCCCGGCGCGCTGCGGGCTCTATCTCGGCACGATCCGCTGCAACGTCTCGGCCCTCATCGACTACAATTTCCACAATGTCGACGTGAACGGCAGCAACCCGGCCAACCGCTGCGCCATCGGCATCTGGAACCAGTTCAACCGCCGCCGGCTGGTGGCGAGCCTCTACACCTCGGCCTCGTCCTGGTCCTACTCCTCGCAGACGATCCGCCAGCGCAACGGCGAGGCTAACGACAAGTTCTGCATCGTGTCGGGCATGGCGATCGACGATTTCCAGACCTCGATCGACGGGCTCATGAGCAGCGCGGACGTCACCGTCGCCTTCCGCCGCGGCGCGGGCCTCGACAGCACCACGGCCTATTACGGCGCCAACGGCTCCAACCTGACGGAGGCGGCCGGCGGCTTCCCGCGGGCGCCGGTGCCGGACGGCATCCCGGCGCAGCTCGGCTATCACGAGATCACCGTGCTCGAGAACATCCAGCAGGCGTCGAAGACCGCGACCGGCTACGGCGGCCGCGACGACAGCACCTGCCTGCTCGCCTGGGCGGCCTGACCATGACGGAGCTGCCGGCCATCCCCGTCATCCTCATCGGCCTCGGCATGGGCGGCGCGCTGGTCGTCTTCGTTCTCGGCGTGCAGCGCGCGCTGGCCCGCAGGGAGGGGTGATAGATGCAGGTTTCCAACCGCGGCCTGAATGTCATCAAGGAATTCGAGGGCTGGCGCCCGCGGGCCTATGTCTGCCCGGCCGGGCACTGGACGATCGGCTATGGCCACACCGCCATGGCAGGCCCGCCGACCGTCGTGGCCGGCATGGTCATCAGCCGCGAGGAAGGCTTTGCCATCCTGAAGCGCGACGTGGCCAAGTTCGCCGCCGAGGTGCTGCGCCTGGTCAAGGTGCCGCTGACGCAGGGCCAGTTCGACGCCCTGGTCTCGTTCCACTTCAACACCGGCGCGCTGGGCAAATCGACCATCCTGAAGCGCGTCAACGCCCGCCGCTTCGAGGATGTGCCGGCACAGCTGATGCGCTGGACGCGGGCTCGCGACCCGAAGACGGGGCAGATGGTGCAACTGCAGGGCCTGGTGCGCCGCCGGCGCGCCGAGGCCGCCCTGTGGCGCGAGATGAGCGAAGGGCCTGTGGCGACCCGCGCCGGCCGCGGCGAGGTGGCCGAGGTCGAGGAAGCGCCGACGGAGACGCCGCCGGCGAAGAGCTGGACCTTCCGCTCCATCGTCTCGGCCATCTTCGGCGGCAGCTTCATGCTGCCCTTCGGCGTGGACAACCTCTGGGCCTTCCTCGCCATCGCCGTGCTGCTGGTCCTTCTCGCCGTCGTCGGCGTGATGATCTGGACCGGCCGCCTGACAGTCGCCGGCCCGGCCGACAGCGTGCCGCTCGACACCGAGACCGGCACCGAGCCGATCGAGGAGGGCGGCGGATGAGCCTGCCCGAACCGATCACCACCATCTTTCTGGTGTTCGCCGCGCTCTTCGTGGCGGCCAGCATCGCCCGCATCTGGGGGTGGCCATGACCTGGCTGATTTCGCTCATCACCGGATCGCGCCTCGGCCGCTGGGCCGCCGCTGGCCTTCTGGTGGCGGCCGCGCTGGCCGTCGCCGTCTTCCGCCTCATCGCCATCGGTGCCCAGCGCGAGCGCGCCCGGCAGACGCAGGCCTCCCTCGACAACCTCCGCAACAGGGTCAGAACCGATGACGATCTCGCGCGTCTTTCAGCTGATGAGCGTCGCCGCCGTCTCGCTCGCGATTGGGGCGTGCCAGACCGCCGGCAATAGCTGCGACGGCTGGCGGCCGATCCGGCCGACGCAGGCGGAGATCCGCGCCATGTCGGATGCGCAGGTCTCCCAGCTGCTGGCGCATAACGAGCACGGCCGCCGCACCTGCGGCTGGCGCGGCAGGTGAGGGGAGGGGCAGGCGATGACCATCAAGACGGACTGGAAGCTCAACGTCCCCAGCTTCGCCATGACGGCGCTGGCCAGCGCTGCCGGATGCGTCGTCGCCTTCGTGGTGTTGCAGAGCGACGTCAAGGCCCTCAACGGCCACGTGCTGCGGGTGGAGCAGCGGGTGGAGCGGATCGAGGCGCGCCGCGAGGCCGACCGCGAAGAGAGCCGCATCCAGCGCAATGCCGATCGCGAGGCCGTCCTCACCATGCAGGGCGACATCCGCGTCGTTCGCCAGATCCTCGAAGGCATGCGCACGAGCCCGTCCGGGCCGCGCTGAACCGTTCGGCCGTTCGTGAGGCGGCCGGAGCAGTGCAGTGCATGCAGCCCTCCTTGGGCGTTTCCTCCCTGAACTCGAGCCCGCGTCGCCAACCGTCCGGCGCGGGCTCTTTTTCATGGCGGAAACACCGCAAGGTCACACGGCCGCCCTCGCCAAGCCATTGACGGACCAAGGGTCGGTTGAAACTTTTAATCATGTGGTCGAGGGTTCGATCCCCTCCCCGCTCACCATCCACAAACCCGCATGAATGCTGGAAAGTGCGGGGCCGTCGGTCGGCCGAATTTCAGAACAAGATGAGAACGTGTGACCTGAAAACAGGGTCACAAAGGTCACACGTGTGACCCTGCCGGTTTCGGGGCCGCCGCCTTCACGCTTTCAAGGTCCGTCGTCACGATCATCGACTTGTCGCAAACCGTGATGACCTGGATCAGGATCACCCCGTCTCGCCACCCTGCCGGCTGGCCGCATCGAGCATGCGCGGCATGCATATCGACATGGGGAGGGCAGATCAGGATCGATACCGGATTGCCGCTCCGGACGAGCTGCTGCGCCGAACCATGACGAGCCACGGTCCACGCCAAGGCCGCTTCGACTGCTCCCGCATATTCCTGCACGATCCGGTCCAGCAATGCCGCAGCCTCGCCTCTGAAGGGCTGCCGCGACAGGTCGATCTTGAGGTCTGCCAGCACGTCGCGCGCCTTGCGGTCCATCCCCGTCACCCCGTCTGCTGGTCAAACCACGCCACGGCCGCGGCGATCGCCTGGTCGCCATAGTCCTTGTGCGCCACCAGGTAGTGCTTGAGAATGGCGTGGATCGTCACCAGCGAATGGCCGGTGACGGCGGCGATGCGGATGGGGTCGTTGCCGGCGCGGGCGAGCCAGGTGACGCAGGTGTCGCGCAGGTCCTGGTCGGTCAGGTCGGCCACCGAAGGCATCGGCTCGAGCGCCCATGAGGCGAAGCGGGGGCCGGCGATAATTTTCTCCGGCTCATCCGAGGCGACATGCAGGCCGCCGTCCTTGTCGCGCCAGATGCCGGCGGCCGCCGCCGCGCGGACGCGGGCGAACATGGCGGCATAGGTGGTGCCGTGGCTGAAGGGCTGGCGCGTCTGCGAATTGACCACCAGCGGCAGGTCGATCTCCTCCACCTTCCAGTCCTTGCGGCGGGTCTTGATGGCGGCGATGCGGGCGACCAGCTCCGGCGCCTGGGGGAAGTCGACGCGGGCCAGCGTCTTCTGCTGGCGCTCCACCACCCGGCCGGAGGCCATGTGGGCGGCGGTCATGGTGAGGCGATCGGCCTGGCGCTGGCCTGTCCAGACGCCGAGGATGGTCATGTCGCCGACCTCCGGCAGGGCGACGAGGGCGTGGTGGCCCTTGCGCTGGGTCGGATAGACCGGCAGCTCGGAGGCCGCCACCAGCTGGCGCAGCTCGGCCGGCGTCGCGGCCCGCAGGCGCGGCTCCGGCGTCTCCATGGCCAGATCCTTCGCAGGGTGGACGACGAGGCCCGGCACCTTGCCGGCGCGCATGGCCCATGACAGCACGACCGACATGGAGGCGAGGGCGGCGCGGGCGGTGGCAAGGCCGCGCTCGGCCCAGAGCGCCTCGTAGAGCCCGCGGCAATGGGGCTGGCGCAGCGCCGCCGCCGGGCCGTGGTAGAGGTCGGCGTCGGCCTCCTCGATGCGCAGCAGGCCGCGCCTGTAGAAATCCACCGTGGCCTTGGCCTTCGGCTTCGTGACGCGCTTGCCCTGCCGGCCGCCGGTGACGACGGGGGAGGCGAAATAGGCCTCGGCCAGGGTGCAGAGCGAGGGGCCCATGTGGTTGCGCCGGATCTTCGCCAGCGCCTGGCGCGGGCGGGCGCGGCCGTCGGCGGCGGCGCGGTCGGCCTTCCACTGCTCGACCCAGGCGAGCGCCTCCTCGGCGGTGAACCAGCGGCCGTCCGGGTGTTTCATGTCCTCGCCCTTCACGCCATAGCGGCGGCGGGTTTCAGGACCGGGGGTGAAGCGCGGTCGGCCCCCCCGCCACGAGACGGAGGGGATG